TGAGACTTGGCGCTCTCTAATTCGCTCAATGGAATACCGCCATGATAAGTCCATAATTCATAGCGGTTGTCTTTGCTCTGTGTTTCTAACCCTGACAAGGTTCTCAATGTATCAACATAACCATCCATATCTGAGCTTGCTGTTTTCGTATCTGAGCCGTCTAATTCGCAAAGCTCAAGCACGTTATCTTTCAAGTAGTATGGATTTTTAGCTAAAGCCTGTAATTGTTTTTTCGTAACATAACTACGCTCAAAGACGAATTGGCAATCTTTGATTGTGGATGCGGTCATATCTGGCACAAAATCCCACGGCAATACTAAACGAGCAGCAGGAATTGTTTTGGTGATAATCTCGCCATTCCATTGCCCCATCGCATCTTCTGACCATACTTTTGATTCCACAACATCAACGATAGGCGCACGCAAAATACCTGTACCTAATACAGCGGCATAATGTAAGCATAAGCGAGCCTCAGCAGCGTAATCGCATTCGAGCAACTGATCGTCTATTAGCTTTTCCATCGCCTCCGCACGCTCTTTTGCTTGTTGCATAATCGCACGAGCATTATCAATTTGAGCAGCCATTTGCGGATTGCCGTTATCATTTTGTTTTGCCATGTTAGCAATACTAGGCATAGGCGTTGGCGAGATACTATAATTTTTGTCATCTGACGGAAATAACATATCTGTCATTTGAGCCGTCCAGGCATCAGTTTTCGCACGAGTATAGCCAACAAACACTTTAGATTTACCCGTTGTTGTTGAGGTTGAGTATTGGTTGCGATATTGATACATATCTTTCACCCAACGTTCGACAACTGGCTGGCGTTGTTTAATTTGCTCTAATAATTTTGCTTTTAGCTCTGATCCGAAATTCGTGATCGCCTCTAATAATGCGGATTGTTCTTCTGCCATTATTTAGTATCCTGTCAATGAACTGATTGCTTGATGTGGTTTAATGTTGATGATCTGTTGTTTGAATAAATCAGGCATAGCGCCTAAACATAAATATTGGTTTGCATCGTGTGGATGCGAATAACGGTTTTTATCCGGCGTTTCTGTGTATTTATCTTCCCCACTGATATTTAACAGACGGTACGAATAGCCTGTTTCATAACCTTTGATAAGTGTTTTACAGTGTGGACTAATAAGCATTGCCGGCTGTCCTTTGCCCACTAAGCGAGATAACCACCAACGAACTGCCTCAAGGCGAGCTGTTGTATTGTTTGAATCTGCTGGGCGAGCATTAAAGCCATTTTCCAATAGAATTTGAAAGCACGTTTTCTCGTTAGTTTGCGCACGTTGCACGCCAGCCGGGTCGCCTATTACTTCAATCTCACAACCGTTGTATTTTGATTTGAGTAGAATTGAAAGTTGATCACGAATGAATCGTTCAATACCCATGCCAGTTGCAACGACTTCATCAGTGATACGCAACTGTCCGATTGGCGCAACCTGACCGATAATTGCGGCTGGCGTTAGACCAAAGTCAAGACCGATAAATGTTGGCCATCCTTTAACTGGTAATAATTTATCTTTTGATACGTGCAATTCTTTGTTGAAGTGATCCATATAAACTGGTTTACCTGTTTGTACTGTTGCGAACTCATTACAGATGCGAGATTTAATCCAGTTGAGCGTTTGACCTTGCAAGCTATCGAACCAGTACCCATAACCTTTCTTATGGTTTTCAACGTTCTCAGCAAGCGGATTAGCCACGAATTTATGCCCTTTATATTCAACGTATAAGCCAGCCTCAATATTGGCTTTAACTTCATCAGATAAAGAGCTATATGGAATGCCTGTAATATCAATTAATGCGCCAGGTTGAGTGAAGAACTCCCATCCTTTAGGCGTTAGACTTTCGCCTGTTTCTTCATCAATAGCGGTTTCAAATTCATGCCACCAGTGATCATCATCAGGCGAGTTTGTATCCATAATCATGCCGTTCCAGGTTGCGCCATCAAATCCCTCTAATACGCTCTTTTTAGGGTAACGCCCTGTACGAGTAACCGCCTCAGTAACAAGCAATACTGGTAAGAATTGAGCCTCGTTTATCCAAATCCCTGTAAGCTCAAGTGACATTAATTTCTTAACATCTTTTGGCTTATCCATAGATAGGAACATAAATTCAGCCTCAACCGTTGTTTCGCCGTCAGGATGATTAATTTTCATCAGTCCTGAGATCGGACTGTCATATTTAATCGGGCAAATGCTATCAGGAATCCAGTCTTGGAATGTTTTGATCACTGTACCCTTTAACTCAGGGTAAGTATTACGCACGCAAGCCCAACGAGTGCGGCGAACACCATCGGAATTCGGCTCTTGGTTTAAGCAAATGCGGAACATTTCCATTACACACCCAACTGATTTACCACTACCAATCGGGCCACGAATTGCCTTTACTAATGCGTTTGATTTATGTACTCGGCGAAAGGTTGGCGAGGCGATATAATTAATCTTCATCATCGCCGCCTGTAAAATCCATTGTGTATTCCACTTTGTGTTTGCTTGCTGCTCTTGCGCCTAACTCTTGTGCGAGCTTATCTGCTTTAAGCAAGGTTTCTTTCGTCTGAGCCTTTCTTAATTCAATTGTTTCAAGCACTAAATCAATATCGTTATTTGTTCTGCTCAAACTTTCAATTCTTGCAACCGCTCTATCTAATGCGTTCTGAGCGGCATTAATTAGCTTATAGGTAACTTCTTTGTCGTCTGCTGTTATGCAGCGCTTTAAGTCATCAGTGAACTTTTCAAGATTCTCGATTGATGCGATGGCACGTTGGCGCATCAAATCAATCTCGTCTTTAAGGCTAAAATCAACTACAACATCAAAGGCTGATTTATCTTTAAAGTAACGAGCGTAACCGCCATGCTTAACCATTTTTGCTGATTGTTTCGCTCTTGTTGCCATTCTTTTCGCAGTTTCGCAGTTTTCTTGTGCGACTTTCGCAGTTTCATTCGCAATTTCGCAATTAATTTCGCAGTTTTCATCTAAATCTTCTTTAGATTCAACAACTTCCAACGCGGCAATTTTATTCGCATTGTTTTTAGCGGCTTTCTTAATTGCTTTTACTTCTCGATTATCACCCTTTTGGATTTCATCTAACTGTGCGAATGCTGTCTCAGGCTTTTTGATATAGCGTTTAGCTGTGGCAAAGTTTAGTCCTTTCTTTCTGCACCATTCTGATACTGATACACCAGTCTTTGCGTAAGACTTGATATATTCTATTTGAAGTGCGTTCCAATTATTTCTTGCCATAAACGATATATAAAAAAGCCCGCAATTAAGCGGGCGTATTGGTTTAGTTAAAGCGGGTCGCCTACATAGATAGACCAACCTTTCAGATAATGCGGATTATCTCTATTCTGATAATCTAGCATGGTAAAGCAAATTGCATCAGCTAAGTCTAACACCCAGCTAGGGATAAAGTTGGCGGTATCGATAAGAGGATCTTCTTCATCCAGTCCACCAACATAACAAGGGATTCCCCATACTTTACAATGATGGGTAAAACCCTCTTCAAGAAGTTTCTTCTTTGATTTTGGAAAAAACATTTACTCCCCTATTTACTTAACTTCTCTGTGTGCCATTCACGGATTTTCTCAATCCGATTTAAGCACATATCACGCTCACGTTTTAAAATCACTGAGTATTGCGCAATGTCGCCGTATGTTTCACCTGCAAACTGTGTTTTGTCTAAATGAGATAAATAAGCAACTGGCAATCTTTGACAGGTAACAACTTGTGGCGCTTTATTGGCGCAAGAAGTTAATAATGCCAACAGGAGCATTGGCGTTAAACGCACTGCTTTGCTTATCAGATTTCGGAATTGATTTAATAATCGCATTGGTTTCCTCTCTTGTTTTGCTATCTGCATTTGATAATTCAAACGTTAAGCGCTCGTTTTCCTCAATGTCTGCTTTTAGCTGCTTAATTGAGTTGGATTGAGTTTCGATTGTTTTGGCTTGTTCTGCATTGGTTAATTCAAGGCTTTTGATGGTATTTGCTTGATGCCCAAGCACAGTGCATAGTGCAATAACTAAAACACCTAACCCACAGTAAATATACTTTTGCATAGCTTAATCCACCATTAAATCACGATAGAGCTTACAGCGATCTTCTAATCCATTTGTGCCGCCGTTGATTCTTACGGTAACTTTTTCAACAGATCCAAGATTAGCTAATCCATTAGCCAACCA